GCACCCCTTTCCAGCTGGGATTCCAGTCACCCTTCCACCCATACTTGATTTCGACTGCGCCGAAGTATGTACTATCGCCTTTCTTTGACTTGATGTCAACAGAAAACTCTTCTTTGCTGTCAAGAATCTCGTGACCATTACGCTGAAGGTAATCCATCACGATGTCCTTGGCAGGTGCGTCCGATGTCTCGTAACGCTGGCGACTGAACGGGATGTTCACTGCGCCTTGGATTGGTTGTAGCTTAGTCATTTATGCTCCTCCCTTTAGTTTACATGTCAGTTGCTATGTCACAACCACCTGGTGCTAAATCACAATTAGGATACGACTGGCACATTATGTGTTCATCCATATCATTATCACAAAGTCCTTCGCCGCCGCAGTAGGGACAGAGTTCCATAGAGCCTTCTACTTTCTCAAATCCTGTCCAGCCACAGTCTATACATATAAGGTTCATTACAGATACTCCTCTACGTCTACTGTGTCAAAGTCCTCAGCATTGGGGTCATCAATCTCTGTCATGCGACCAGACTCACGGTCATACAACAGGTATGTAGCAACGCCTGTCTCACCTGCATAGCGGTTCTTGAGGACACGAATGGTCGTGGTGTTGGCAACCACAGGGTCAGATGCCTGCTGGTCACGCTCCATTGCAATCACTGCGTCACTGATTTGTGCGATGCTGTGAGAGCCACGAAGCATGGACAGACTAATCTGCACACCCTGCTCCTGCCCCTTGTCACCTGATGCACGGCGCAAGTGTGATACCAGAAGCATACAGCACTGTGTCTCCTCGACCAGTGAGCGAAGCTGCGTCATCATCTTGTCAATGTTACGCCGCTCGTCATCACCCTCAAGGCCAGACACAAGGATGGACAAGTGGTCAAGTATGATATACTTGCAGTCCAGTGCCTTAATCATGTAGCGAATACGAGAAAGGATTTCGTCAGTCTGGATAGAGCCGAAGTGGTCGAAGGCAAAGATGCGTCCCGTGCCTACAGTGGCTTGCTCGTAGTGCTTGAGTTGCTCCATCGACACCTCGTCACGCACCTCCTTGATGTAGAGGCGCTTGCTTGCTTCTACAGACATGAGGTGGAAGATAGTCTGCTTGACGTTCTCCTCAAGGCTGATGATGCCGATGTTGCTGTCGGTGTTATTGAGCAGGTGATGCTCAAGCTCACGCATGATGCTGGACTTACCTGCACCTGTGCCTGCGGTGAAGGTGACAAGCTCACCAGTCCGCATACCATACAGCAACTCGTTCATACCCTTGTAAGGATACGGCACAGACTGTCGGCTGTCGTCATCATACAGGCCATCGAAGTTCTGCAGGTTCACAATACCTGCAGGGGTGTAGGGACGTGCTTCCCACCAGCGGTCAACGAATGCGGCAGACTGTCCTGCCTTGAGATACTCGTTAGCATCCTTAGCTTTGAGGCTGACAATCTTACACTTGTTAGGCTCGAATAGAGTAGCCACTTTTGCGGCTGCTTCACGCCCTGGGTCGTCATTGTCAAAGCAGATAACGATGTTCTCAAACTTGTTGAGCCACTCGAACTGTGCCTTGATGTCCTTGACTGCGGACTGTGCGCCGTTGCGGACAGACACGACAGGCCACTTGCTGCCCATCATTTGATACGCAGAGGCCGCATCAATCTCGCCTTCGGTAATCGTAATGAACTTGCCGCCATCACGAAACAGACGTTGACCAAACAGTGTGCCTTGAGTCAGGCTGCCCTCTGCATGGAAGTCCTTGTTGGCTACATGACGAACCTTGTTGGCGACATGATTGCCAGAGGCATCGTGATAGGGATAGATTTGCCTGTCACCAGACACAGTAATGCCATAGTGCTTTGCAGTATCAAGTGTGATACCACGGTCAGGAATAGCGGCAAACTGTCCTTGACTGAGTGGTGTGTTCATCTTGTGAACCTTTCGTTCTGTGACACTGACAAGCCTGTCAGCGCCTTGTGGTGCGGTGTAACTTGAGCAGACATAGCAGTAGGCATGTCCGTCACTGTAGTGGACGTTCCCGTCCGATGAACCGCAGGCATTGCATTCGCCACGGTGTGTCTCTTGTGAATCAGTCTCGTGTGTCATCGACATAGTATCTTCCAAACTCCTGCTTGTTAGTGTAAAGAATAAGCGTGTCACCTTCTCGCTTTGTATGGAAGTCCATACCACGAGCCAGCAACTCACGGTGCTTTAGGAACTCGTCCTTCTCGAACTCGCTCTTACACAAGTCCATGTGAGTAGCCCCCATGCCCACCGTCTTATACATCATCTGATACATTGCGAACCTCTTTGATTGCTTCTTTGATTGTCATCTTCCTGCTGCTTTTATTCTGCAGGGTGATTGCTTTGCGGCGTTCTGCCTTTTGCTTTTGCTTTTCGGTTTTGCTCATTCAAATACCTCATCTGTTTCCTTGTCACGTTTTGTGCCATCCCCATCATAATACCAAGAACGATTGGCTGGGTCAAGGGCAATTCGTGACTGAGCATTTTCAAGTGTATGCTGTCGCTTCTCGTGCCACTCTGGTGTGCGGCGGCGTTCCTGCTTCATGCGTCTTACGTTGTCACGATGTCGCTGTAATGTTTTCTCGTCCATTTTATATCACCCCTTGTGGAAAAAGGCAAGCACTAAATTTATGCCATTCTCAATTTTGTGTGGTCTTGTGTCGTAGGTATACGAGCTACCCATCTTCATTTTCATACGCTCAAGCCACTCACTGGCTTCCTCTTCATAGAAGAAGAGCCTGCCGTGATAGCCATCTAGCTTCTTGAGTTTGCGTAATGATAGCTGTTTCATTCAAACACCTTGTCAGCAATGTCATATACCTCATGTTCTTCCGAACCAAATATCTCATGAACTTCTGCCTTAGCCATGTGCTGTGCTTCCTGCTTGTCGTAGCCCTCGTCCATGTAATCTTTGATTAACTCTTTATAGAGGTCTTTCTTTTCTTTGTCCCAAATGTTTTCCATTAGTCTACCTTTGCTTTCATCCAGCCAGTTAAAATAAACTTTGTTCCTGACAGTGGAGGATTTCCTCTGTGCTGGTGTGTAAATCCTGCAGGCCAAATCATCATCGTCCCTCGTGTGGGTGAGTAACGCTTGCTCTGATGAAGAAACTCTGTTTCTCCTCCGTGTTCTACGTCATTCAGATAAACCATGTATGCGAGGCGGCGATTGATAGCGTCAAGATTATTATCTTGCTCATAGTGCCACAAATGATAGCCGCCTGTAGGCTCTGTCTTTTGGATTTTATATCCACCATTGTAAAGTTTTTCTGAAAGACCATACTTGTTACAGTATTCAGGAAGACAATAGCCCATTAGCTTATCGTCCAACATCTCAGACACAGGCCCGAACTCTACGTAGGCCTCTGATTTTTTATCAAGTGTCTGAAGTAGGTTCGTTCCTACAGATTGGTCTTTCTTTTGTAATATGCCAGAACCCTCTGAGCCTTGTCGTGAGAATGTTATGTTTAGTTTCTCACAAGAGTGAAAGTATTCAATGATGTATTCACATTCATGTTGTGAAAATAAACCATCCCATTTTTCAATAAAATCCATTAGTCCCACCTATAAAAAATATGGCTGTCAATCTTGACAATCTTTGTGTGATGATGCGCCCAGCGAGGGGACACATAGTCTGCGTGATAGTGTGTAGCACCGTCCATGAACGTGCCTGTCCAACCCTCAAGCACCATTGCGGCCACTTCCTGTGAACGCTCGAATGCTTTCTTGTTGTAAGGAATATCCTCAATGCCATCGCAATACCAGCTAAACTGGCATCGGTCTTTGACAGGATACGTCTTGCCTGCTGGTGTTGTGTAGTGCTTGCCTTCCAAGATTACTTCACAGACATCATCGGGAAAGCGGTCATCATTGACACGATTCATTACGACTTGCCCGACTGCAATCTGCCCGATGGTGCTTTCGTTACGTGCTTCGTGATAGATGTTCATAGCCATACACATCAGTGCATTGGCGAAGAAGGCCTCAATCATTTTCAATCTCCTCTAAGGAATCGACCAGCACTTTCAGTATGCCAATCGTTGCCAGTCTCTTTAGGTCTTCCATGTCAACCTCAATGTGCATCACTGCACCACCATCTTCGGTATCGACAATATCAATTACCTCAATCATTCCAAATCCTTTCGTGTTCCCAAGCACGACCCAGGCGGTCATCCTTGTGTGCCTTTACATGTTTTATTTTCTCGTAGACATACTTACTATTGGAAATCTTCTTGCGTTTCCAAGGGCTTAGGATGTTATCCTCATACCAAGGTTTGAACATCTTCGTGTGTTTATTCGGCATCTGTTTGCTTTCCTTTTCTGCTGTAACTGCCTTTGCCTTTCTTAGGCTTTACGATTTGTTGTTGATATTGTCCTTCGGACAGAGCCTTTGCCGCTTCATTCCTACGGGCAATATCTTTTTCAATCTCACTTTTCTTGC